AGCGGATCAGAATGCCTCAAAATACTCGGAGCCATAGACAGAATACTAAGCCTTTTTCCCACAAAGCCATAAGCACCCAACACCAAAAGGCTTAAATACACCAAACAACACAAAATTTTTTCGGGGATAGACATGGCATATAGGCTTGAAATTAATATAACTAGCGATAGACCACTACCATACCGTAGGATCGTAAAAACTTTAATGAAGATGCTGAAAGATGAGAAGAAAAATGATATAACAATATACTACCATTATTTAATTGAAGGCTGTGAAGAGGTGGGAGGATGATTCAGCCAGTATTTAGAGTTCTTAAACTTGAGGATTTCATAAAGCTGGCTAAGAAGTTCTATCCAGTAGGTGTAAGCATAATAAACATGGGTGTTCCATACGGAGAGGGTGAACATAGACATTATATTGGACATAAGTTCCTGATAGTTACAGGAATTATGGATACTACATACGATGGTTTTCCTGATAGCATAGTAATGTGGAAAAGAGATTTAGGTCAAAGAATTTTTATCGATTCAGACGAGAAGAAGCAGAATGAGATCAAATCATTGTTTGAGAATATTGTAGAAAAACTGAAAAAGGAGGATTTCAAAGTGTTTGAGGGATACTGGATAGTGGATGAACTAGCGGAGGTGCTTTGATGTCAGAAGAGAGTTTAAAGGAGAAGGTAAGAGAGTTGGTTGAGTATATTTTGGCTTTTAGGCATAGTGATGGCGAGAAAGTCTTTAGCGAGGAGAATGAGAGATTTATATTGTCTCAGAGAATTCTTAGTTGCTGGGTATTCATAGAGACTGATAAGGGAGTGTTGCTGTCTGTGATAGGGGAGGCTAATGCTGGCAGGATCATCAAAACAGCCTATGAATTCGGTAGAAGAGAGGGGATGATAATACCGCTAATTAAAATCCTGGAGATAGATTTATCTGAAGATATACTTCCCTTCTTTTCATAAAAAAAATTGGGGATTTTAAAGTCTTACCAGATAGAGGTTACTACCTCTCCTAACTATCTTAATGTGGTCGGTTAGACCTCTCGCCTTGATTCGCTTGTATATCTGTGTTCTGATATAATCAAGGTTGGTGGCATCGATGTCAAGTCTGGCATACTTTAGGTTCTGGTTTAGGAAGTCGTCGATGATGTCGTCATACTTGCTTCTCCGCTGAACTCTTCTCTTGGGTATTCCATCTACGGGAACCAGGTTATAGGACATCCCCTTTTCCACCCCTTGAATGTTTTTTGAGAAATTATTTATATTTTTTGTGGTTGAGAGAAGAGAGTTTAAAAAATTAGAGGGTGATGGAAGCTTTTTGAAGCTCCCTTATAGCGTTGTATATATGCTGGATTTTTCTTTCTTTTTCTTCGTCGAGTTCTTCAAGCCTTTTTGCTAGTGATTCTAGTTGTCTCCTGTTGTTTATTCCTTCTATTAGGTGTTTTGGGATGTGTTTGCCGATATAGATGCTCCTTAGCTTTCCGTTTTCCCTCTTTCTGAGATACCAATACCAATACTTCTGCTTTATCTTGTTTAGAACCCACTTGTATTCGAGGTAGCCGTAGCGGATGTTGGAGGACAAGTCCTCAATTTGCTTGTTTATCTTTTCCATCTCTGCGTCTATCTGTGTTAGGGATTCTATGGCCTCATTTAGGGATTCTATTACCCTATTCCTCAAAACAGCATAATGTCGGGGAAGAGCCTCAACCACTTCTTCCACTTTTATCACCCAATAGGTGTTAGGGAACAGCACATATATAAGTCTTACGCCTATAGCCCCTAACACCTCTCTAAAAAAAGGGAAGTGGCGGGTTACTCCCTCCCGCTGATTAGCTCATTCCATTCCCTTGGTGTTTTATATTCAGATGATAGTTTTTCATATTCGGGGCATAATCTATATTTTCCTGTCATAGAGCTACAATATTTGCGGTATTTCTCAAAATCCACCTTTTGTTTACAGATAAGCATGAAGGGGCATGGCATATATCTCTACACCTCCATTCGTTCTATTCTCCCGATAGGATGTATTTAAGGCTTATGACACCTTCTTTGAGTAACATTTATATTCATCACTACAGATGTCAATTTAGAGGGGCTAGTAAAAGTATAGGAAATCCGATCTCCCTCACCTCTTCCTCCCTAGCCCCTCTAAACTTTTATAAGGGCTTTGTTCTGATTAGCTTAGTGGAGGAAGAGGTGAGGAATAGATGCCTCGCCCAAGGAAATATGATAGCTGGAGAGTTATAACATTTAAAGTCCCTTTGGAAGAATTGTATCTTATCTCTGCTTTGGATTACTATGCTGAACTTAATAAAACCAGTAGAACAGATGTAATTCTAAAAGCCATAAGAGAATTTCTAAAGAATCATGGGTTGTTTAAGGAGCAGACATCTTTAGTTGAATATATTGATTGGAACAGGAGAGGCTTAAGAGTCCTTATAGCTCAAATTGGGAAGAGATTATTAAAGAAAGTCAAAGTTACATATTGGAGAGGAATACCTGAAAAGAGAGTAAGATGGACTACAATAGTTCACGAAGTGAATAAAGAAATAAAAGATAAGAAACTCACCCATGAAGTATCTTTAAGAGTTGTCAAATGGTTAAACAATCATGGTGTGAAGCTTATAATCGACGACTTGGAGACCTACAGAATTGCGAGAAAGTGTGTATAAGTATGAATATGTGTATAAGTGTCCCCCCATAAATTTGAATGAACGAAGTTTTGTATTACAATAACCTTTTATTGTATTACAAAACTTGGGTATATAATATATTATACAGGGGACTCTTACACACACTCACAGTTACATTTATATACTCTCACTCCCCCACAACTCATGGGATGTCCGCCAAGGGAGGAGCACGGATAAGACAGGTGTATATGCGGATGCTCTTAGACCTCATACCTAAAGACGGAATCACCCTGGAGAAACTGGAAGCACTCGCAGGATGGAAGATAGGGCTGTCTCCAAGGAGAGTCAAAGAATACATAAAGCAATTCAGATTAGCTGGCTTAGTAGAAGAGAAAGACGGAAAATTCTACAAGGTGTAAAACATGGAGGAACAAAACATATACCCCATTATTTCTCCAAATAATACAGTATCAGATGCCATAAGAACTTTAATGACCTCAGACTGGGGAAAGGAAGGACGCACCTTCAACGAAATACTGACAGCATTAAAAATTAATAAAATCAGAGTAACCAAATCAACACTTTCAGGAGTCCTAAACTACCTTGTTGAGAAAGGTGAACTATGGAGAGAAAAAATCATAATTGGTCATAGAGAGAAGTATAAATACTACCCAACTGAACTGACAATAAAAAATGTCAGAGAGCAACCACAAAACTATGTCATATACAGTCCAATCGACCCAACTCTAATCTCAACCCTATTATTAATTTTTGAAAAATACTCTCCAAGCGACATAGCCTATGTCTTCAAACTCCTCTTCAGGCCAAACATTAGAAAAGTTATAAAAACCCTCATAGAGCTTAAAGAAGCCTCAATTGAGGACATTTCCAATAAAACTGGAATTCCCTACTCAACAGCCCATCGAATCATTCATCAACTAATCGAAAAGAAATTAGTCCGACTGGTCAGAACAAAACCAAGCTCCCATAAGGGTGGGAGAAGAACCAGAATATACGCCTTAGCACCCTTTCAACTCTAAATAGAAACATATATATACAAAGTGATCATTAACCAGACATGGAAAAATGAAGACGATTTCAGACAACGAGGAGTTCAAAACCGCATGGGAACTACTCTACCTCATAGCATGTCCCAGATGTAGGGCTGTCTATTCCAGAAGACTAATAAAGTGTCCTCAATGTAAAGCACCCAACCCCCTATACATAGACCTACTAAAAGAAGCGGATAAAGTCATTCAGAATTATGAGAGGTGGCTTCAGGAGGTCTTAGGGAAACCCCACACCACTTCTCAAGATTCCTCTTCAAATATTCAAGAGCCTTCTTACTTGCTTCCTCATCAATAAAATAAAGCTCCAAAACAACCCTAATTATACACTCATCCCTCTCAGCACTCTTTAAAACACCCCTTAAAAATTGTAAACGCCCAGTCTTCTCATCAAAAATCAAGATACTCCTCCTTTTAACATTAAAATACATGCTACCCATAAAAAACCACCCTTACTTAAACTTACCTCTTCTAAATAAGCTACAAATTAAATAAATCATAAGCAAAATCAAAATGGCATCCAAAAAAAGCCAAAATAAGACTCCTCTCAATCTTCCACCCCCTTCATCCTCTTTAAATAATCAATTCCCTCCAAAGTCAAAGAATACAACTTATGAGTGGCAGTCCCTCTCAAAGCAACAAGCCCACAAGCATACAAACCACTCAAAAAACCAGCCAACCAATTCCTATTCAAATCAAAGAAGTTTCTTGTTATATCAGAGATAGAAGCAAACTGGTTCTTATTAATGTAATCCAAAACTCTAAACAGGATCATCTTCTCCTCACACTCCCAATAATCCCTCTCCCGCCCCCCAACCTCATAATGCCTTGTCTCAGTCATAGGCTCCTCCGCAAGAGGACTAATCCTTGGTTGGGAGGTTTCGGGAGGGATGATCTCTTCCCGCTCCTCAGCCTCCTCGGTTCTGGTCTCAGTCATCTTCTCTTCGATATTACGCCCAGACATCGGCTGAGGAGTTTCGGGAGAAGGACTAGTCCTATTTTGGGGTTTGGTTTTCTCTATCATATCTTCGAGTCTCCCTATAGCGTTATTTAACTCTTCAATAGAATCCCTAAGAGCTGATATGAGGAAGTCAATGACATCCATCTTCGCCTTCTCTATGCTCATCGATAATTTCTTAGGCGGACTCCAATATATGGCTTTTCCCCCCCAAGCTCAAAAGCCCCCATCAACATAAGGCTTATAAACCCCAAAACCACTATAATACAACGATGCGAGATGAAAGAAAGGAAGATTAAAATCCATGTCCCCATCCCCTACGACATCTACGTTAAGCTATGGGAACTCATCAAAAAGCGATATATATCACCAACAAAGAAGCTACACATCGTTATAACAGAGGCTCTAAAAGAATACCTTGAGAGGCATAAAGATGAACTGGAGGAATAAAAAATGCTATGCTCAAACTGTCATCAAAAACAAGCAAAATGGTTAGTTCTCGACATAACTCACATAGACCCCCTCTGCGACGAATGTCTAAACGAATACCTTATAACATACGGAGAAGTAAACACTCACTTTATAAGCATAGATGACATAGAGAGCCTAATAAGAGAGATAAATGAAACACTCGACTACTGGAACAAAAGATACAACAGACTACTACAAGAATACCATTGCCTCAAAAAAGGAATAAAATCAAAGGAGGAATAGAAAAGCATGAGAGACATCTATATGTGGTGTAAATATAAAGAGAGATACGTTAAAGTAGCAATAAAAGACAACAAAATAATATGCTTAGAGCAAAACGACATAACAGGGAAAAAATGCCCCATGCTAAACTCCAATATATGTCTAAACGGTGAAGAAATATGAGCTGTCCAAACTGTAAAGAACCATTAGCCCAAACCCAGAACTTCCTGATATGTCCAAAATGCCATCAAAAATACCTATTAATACCCTTCGACAAACAACCCCCCAACATACCCCATAGCAAAGACGAATTCATACGATTCCTCCAAAACCAAGTAGCACAATACATGAAAATAATAGACAAACAAAGACAAAGAATACAACTACTCGAAGACACCCTAAGAGAAAAAATAGACACCTCAATGATAGACTACCAAGAACTATCAAAACACCTAAAAGGAATAGAAAAACTAGTCTATAAAACCATAATAACACTATGTAAAAGATGGGGACACCCAATAAGCTATGAACAAATAGTTAAAGGCTTCAGAACCATGTATCCAGTAGAGGCAAAAACAGAAACCATAACCAGAGCCGTAAGAAAACTTAAAGAGCAAGGACTAATCTTCAGCCCCAAAAGAGGTTTATTCTTCCCCACCTCCCTAAAACCACAACAACCCACCCTTCTATCCAGCATGGATAAAAGCTTTAAAAGGGCTTCTAAATAATGAGCATAGGGCTGAGACCATGAGCCTTGAGGGTATAGCCGAAATATTGGGGAATGTAGCCCCAAGCGTAGCACAAATTGTCAAAAGCTATTTAGAGATAAAAAAGAATGATCCAAAAGGTCTCGACATCCTACTTCTTTCAATGATGGTAGATAGACTAAATCAAACAACCGAATGTTTAGAAAAGATCAAAAAAGGAATAGATGAAATGAGAAACCATCTAAGTGAAGTCAGCGACGGCGTAAAAAGGGCAAACGAAGGCATACTCATCCTACTCAAGAGAACAGAAAAACTATAACAAGCAAAAATGAACTCTCAAATCCCAACAATAAACTATTCAGAACCATGCGACTGGCTTATAATCTTAGACGCCTGTAGATATGATTACTTCAAAAAACTCTGGGACTTATCCCCTGTAGAGCCAAGAATAAGCCTCGCATCAAATACATTAGGAACCCTCAATAAAATGCCTAAATTCCCCATGTCAGCAATAGTAACAGGACACCCCTTCCCACTCCTAAGAAAAGACAAATTCACAAAAACAATAGATGTAGGATTCGACTATTACCTATCAACTTCACCCCCACAATACATAACAAACTACATCAAAAACCATAGACACCGACTAAAACCCTTCAAAACAAAAATACTATGGTTCCTACAACCACACCATCCCTACATAGGAAAAACAAAACTCGACATCCCAATATACTACAGAGACAAACCAAAGAAAATGACATCAGACGAATGGAAAATAATGAAAATGAAAGAAGCAAAGAAAAAAGGCATACTACTAAAAGCCTACGAAGACAACCTAAAACTGGTATTAAGCCACGTAAAACAAATACTCCCACTTCTCAAGGGTAAAGTCATAATCACCTCGGATCACGGAGAAGGCTTAGGAGAGCCACTTAGACCCCAAGACCCACCTATCTTCTCTCACCCACCCAACCGCAACGAATATGAAGTAAGACTCATACCCTATACTGTGGTGGAGATATAGATGAAAATCCGTAAAAGCTGGGATGGATTTAAATGGGCTATACCCACAGATAATCCCACCCCCTCAGACCTCGACCCCCTAAGACCGCATGAACTCACAGTAATAGAAACACTAAAACAAGTAGCCTCACCAAACAAAATCTTTGTAGATGTAGGAGCATGTGATGGAATGTATGCCATTAGAATGGCAAAATACTATAAAGAAGTCATAGCCATAGAACCAGACCCATCAAACATAGCAGTATTAAAACTAAACATAGCCCTAAATGAAATTGAAAACATAGAAATAATGGAAACAGCAGTATCAAACTTCACAGGAACAGGTTACCTAATACAACAAGGAGCACAAAGCCACCTTGTAAAAACAGACCAAAAAGAAGAAGCCATAGAAGTCCCAGTCTGGAGGTTAGATGACCTAATAGACGAATGTCATGTAATAAAAATAGATGTTGAAGGACATGAAGAGAACGTCATATATGGAGCATACGGTCTAATCCAAAAATGTAAACCAATCATGGTAATAGAACATCACGAAGAAAGAGGATTCCCAATAAAAGGCTCAAGACAGAGAATCCAAAGCTATCTGGCAAAAGATTACTACATGCTTGCTCTATCAGAACCACATTGGTTATACATCCCAAAAACCATATCATTAAGGCAATTCAAAGAACAAGTAGCCACCCATTGGTTTTACTTCTGCCTAAACAACATAAAACAGGGAAGACCCTGGTATCAGGGTCTATTCCACAACTGGTGGTGGGGATGCTCCCTCCTCGACTTCTACAAAGCTCTCCCAGACTACATCGATAAGGAGCCAGAGTGGATTGAGTTAATTCCCTCATTTTAGTTCCATAGCACCATAAGGTTTAAATATCCCCATCTACAAAAATCTACATGGGACTACAATGGTGCTGATAATCCCCTACGGCAAGAACCGAAGCATCACCCTCCTCGAACTCTGGGCTGACTTCACCCCAGAGATCAAGGGAAAGGGTCAAATGGGTAGATACACCCAAATATTCAGACTAGTCCCCAAGCCAAACTCCAAAAGAATAACCCTCCAAGACCTCATAAACTACGCAAACAATCTAAACAAGCGATTCCCCAACAGACAATTCTACATAGGCAAAAAGAAAGTAGGCAACAAAATCCTCTACATACTAACCCAACCACGCTACGACAAACACGGAAAATGTAAATACTCAAGAACAAAAGGAAGAATACCAATATGGTTTGACCTACACAACCAAAAAATCTACATCTCAAAATACTACCTCAAAACCAAGCAAAAGTTAGCATACTACATACTAATGAGAACCCTCGGAGCACTTGGAATAGCCACAGTAAAATACGTAAGAACAGAGGGAAGATAAAATGACACCAAAAAGAACATCATACCAAAAAGGATACATAATAGAACTAAGAGCCAAAGACGACCTTAAAAAACTTGGAGCAAACCTTGTCATAAGAAGCTCAAGAAGTCGAACCCCAGCAGACCTCATTGCCTTCTTTCCAGATACAAAAGAAATCTGGTTAGTCCAAGTTAAGGGCTATAGGGAAGCTCCAAGAGACCTCTCAAAACTAAAAGAAAAATTCAAAGACTTAGCCCAATTCAAGGGACAATACACAGTAAAAACCAAAGTATTTATAAAGAGAAAAGGAAGATACACCTTCATAGAGGTGTAACAAAATGATAAACATCCCAAACATCATATACGCCATCCTCTACCTACTATTCATATACCCACTCATAAAACTCGGATGGTTTGGACTAGTTCTCCTCCCCATCATAGGTCTAATCATAGTCCCAACTATATTATCCATCCTACTCTACATAATCATAAAGGCAATAGTAAAACTAAAGAAATCTAAAGAGGCATAAATCTACCCCTAAATCTACTCATCATCCTCCGCACAGAACTCTCCAACTTAAAAGCACTCATAAATTCCTTAGCCAAAGTCTCCGCTCTCTTCCTAATCTCCTCCATCCCTAAATCAGGATTAGTAGCCTCCAAGACATCCCTACAAACCTCAAATAAAGCATCCTTGACTTCATCATCATTAACTACCCCAGTATTATAGACGCTAAACAGATAATTTATAGTGGAAGCTACATCCATTCTTGTAGTCGGATCAGGTATAGGAGCGATAAGAGTCATAATCTTCCTCTGGAGGCTCATGGCTAACCCTCAAACTCCTCTATAACCTTGATTAAAGCCCTCATTAAAATATCTTCCTTCCTAATCCCAGCCTTCTTTTCAATCTTCTCTAACCGCTCCCAGATTCTACTGGGAATAACAATCTCAAGCCTATTAACCATCATCCTCGGAAGCGTCTCTCTCCTCTCCATGAGACTCCCCTACTGGGATTAACTTATACCAATTTCCCTTATCTGTTTTTTCCTCAGCCTCCTCCTCCACCCTATCAAGCTCCTCTTCACTCTCCCTCAAAGCCCTCTCCACAGGCGACTCTATCTCCTCATCAGCTACAAACTTGAACTCAGAGCCTCTAAGCCTACCTCTCTTAAGTCTTCTCTGACTTTCAATCCTACTTTTAAGGAACTTATAGAACTTAGCCAACTCCTCAACAGTATCCTCATGGATACAGACCTCAATAGTTAAAGTAACCTTATAGCTATCAACTTTCACATACCTATTATAATCAACAATAATCCCATTCTTTATAACCTCACGAATCCTCCACTCAAAATACCTATTAGTAATCTCAAGAACTCTCTGTATATAATCCACTACATCCCTATAAGCCCTCCACTTTATACTGTAATCAATCCAATCTTCAAGACTATGAATGTTAATATTGTCAAATCTAACTTTATCTGGAGTTTCAAGCGTATTTGAAGATTCATTCATTTTAACCATTTCATCCTCAGGCTTCATCATCACACTCCTCAAATTTATTTTAAGTAAATTCCTTATATTTAAAGAGCATCCTTCATTTCACAGAATAGGATTTGGAGGTGAAGATGAGAGATGCCACTCTATAAGACTGGTCTGGATATGTGGAAGAAGTATCAGGCAAAGTTCAACCCCACCGTCATAGGGACTAGGTTCACGGATGTCCAGAGCATCGCCGTCGATAGAGCACAGGAAGGTCTAAACATGGTTGCCACCGCCAGGGACTTGGTGAGGCCGATCCTCGATGAGTATGGCATTACTGGTGGTATGAGGGCGACCTACCTCGCCTTCGGCCTCGCCCTTCTGAGGCATATAGTCCGCCAGAAGGGTGATGCTGGCAAGAAGATCAGCTCTGGTCTCAAGAGCTACTATGTGAACGCCTATGGCCTCGATCCCTCAGTCTGCGATGAGATTATACAGGTCATCGCAGGCTGGGTGATGCCATACTAAACATCCTTTGCCTGATACCTCTTCCACATAGAAAAACCCTTAGAGAACCCAGTTTTTTTATATAAAAAAATAATTGGTTTTTCACTCCTCTCTTAACATATTCAATATCTTTTCTCTCGCCTTCTCCTTATAATCTACTAAAAGCTTGAAAGCTTTATTGCTTAGCTCCTTAGCTCTGTCTTTAAGTTTGTTGTATATATCTTTATCCCAGCAGTCATAGATAGCACTTCTAACTATGTTTCTAAACTCCTCTGGAACATAGGCAACTAAGCTATCAAGCTCTACTATATAGTCATAAGTATAGCTCTTACTTCTTGTATCTCTCTGTAACTTAGCTAAAGTCTCCGCATCCTCTGGTCTTGGAGGTAGATCAAACTCCTCAACTTGCTCTGGTGTAACAGCAACCCTCCTTAACTCAACCTTCTCTCTGTCAAGTCCAAAGTATTCTAAGGCTTCCTCAAGAAATCTCTGAATATCCACTCCGCTTGGGTCTAAGTCTCCAAGATATAGTATAACCACCTTGTCATGCCTCAATAGTGTAGTCTTCAAGTCTTCAACATTGTTGTATATGAATGTCCAACTACTGTAACCACGATTGACTCTTATTCTCACCTTCAAGTCTCTTGTCCAATTATATATCGTCGAAGACAAAGCCTCCTTCTCTATCCATATCTCTGGTATAATAGGTTGCTCCGCCCACATTTCAACATCTATTGTAGGCATCATCCAGTCAAATAGCTCACTAAGTATCTCACTTATGTCTATGCTCTCAAGCTTATACTTTAATCTCTCCTCAAAGTCTTCTAAGACATCATCGCTAAATCTATGGTCTGATCGGTATCCGAGAACCACCCTTGTCTTATCCTCAAGGAAATCCCAGGCATATCTCCCCTCCTTTCTCGCCTTAACCAGAATCCTTGACAGCCTCTTATATGCTGATCTGGTGTTAGGTATGATATTCTTGCTAACCAGATAGTAGAACAAAGTTCTCAATGTAGGCTTTACACCCTGAGCACCAAAGAGCCTTATAGCATTATCGACCTCCGTTAGGATAGCTTCCCTATTCCCCCTCATCCATCCACCTCCATCTATAACAATACACAAAGGTCTATATAAGCCTTTTGGACTAGTCCTCCAACCTGAAACCCTTAAATTTCCTTATTACCCTAACTCCATATAGCCATGACTCGCTATGGAATTATAACAAGTTATGCCCCATCTCTAAAAACAGTAGGTCAAGATATAGCATACGCATTTAAAAAAGCAGGACTCAAAATATACTTCAAAGACTACATGGTATCAGAACATGAAGCACCAAACCTATTTCAAAGAGCAATAATATTCATAACATGCGACCCATTATACGCACATAGCTGGTTCCTACTCGCAAGAGAATACAACCTCCTAAACATACCAACACTAATATACACAACTGTAGAGGGAGAACCCAAACAACATCTAATCTCAAAATGGATAAAACAAGGATGCTACTTCATATCCAATAGTAAATTCACAACAAAAATGCTTAAGAGAGTAGGACTAAAAGTAATAGGCATGGTTCCACATGGAGTAAACATGGATATGATAGAATTCTCAAAGAAGCTAATACCAGACCAAAAACAAATGATTAAAGATAAACTCAATAAAAAAGTGATATTCGGAACAGTAGCATCAGGTCATCCAAGAAAAGGGCTTGATAGACTTTCACAGGCAATAGAAATAGTTAATAGCAAAACTAAAGACATAGGATTCGTCATCTTCACAAACGCAACAGGTAAAAACGCCTTCTTTGATGTTGAAAACACCCTAATTCTAACAAGATTCGGAAAACTGGCAAGAGAAGAAATACTCTCACTTATAGGAGCATTAGACTTCTATATCCAGCCCAGTCTATGCGAGGGATTTGGCTTACCAGTCCTTGAAGCCCAAGCCTTCGGAATTCCAGTAATATACCCAAAATATGAACCCCTAACAGAGATAGCTCACCCCAAACTAAACTATCCAGTATCAATCCAAGATGAACAATATAAAGACCTTGGAGATGGAATACTATACCTCATTCACGAATACAATCCAAAAGAAATGGCTGATCAAATTTTAAATGCCTACGAATTATACACCAAAAACAGACAAGAATACGAAGCCAGAAAAAAAGAACTTATAAAACATGCTGAAAGCTTCGACGTAAAGAAAATATACCTCCAATTCCTTAAATTCTGGAGAGATTAACATGAGAGAAAGGAGAATTTCAGACATAAAAAAGAAGTATCACGCCAAAACTCTATCAGATAGTGCTATCTCTCTAACCTTTCAAAGACTACTTGACATTGACCCATACTTCGCAGAATATGTATGGTTATATCTTTCACCCTTTGACTTATCGCAACTTGGACTTGGACTACTCTACAACATTCTTCCAATAGACTATGAACCATACAATATTGGTTTTGAATTTGAACTCCCCAACTTTGATGAATTACTCCAGGGTATATGGGGAAAATTCAAACCAATACACTTCGAGAGATTGTATATGTGGATGACAGACTTCAAAGAATACATTATAGAAAACTTCAAGGAAGAATTCCAAGAAGATTTACTCATAGGAAGAGGAGAAAAAGCCATCTACGGTATTACTCCATACGCAAGAGGGCTATATGACCCTATAGTGGCAAGAGAATTCCTAAGAGCAACTTTCCACAGACTTAGACTTTTAAGAAAACCAGATGAAAGCTGGATCAAGACAATGGAGCAAATAGCGGATTACCTTGAAATGATAGAAGTAACCGACGACAACATATTCAATAGATTAATGATGCTATTTTCAGCACAATCTCAAGCCTTCGTTCTTGGTTTGGGAGTATTAGGTAAAAGCAGACTATCAGATGTTGAAGGCGACCTTGCTAAAATACCCTTCATGGATGCTCAGAGAAATATACTTGACATCAAATTTAGCACCCTTGATCATCTACAATTTGGATTCATTCTCGGTGTAACTCCTCTGGGATATGGTCTTCTTCTACCTAAGAAATCAATCTATAAATTAATCGATGACAAAAAGAATCCACCATTCCTAAAAGCACTAATAGAAAAGATGAACATAATAAAAAACTCACTAATATTAACAACCTTCGCATATTCAAACTATAATAAACCAGAGGAAATGATAAACCCTCACAAAAGTGATAGAACAAATCAATATGCTCTTTTACATCAACAAAGAAGAATAGTTGAGAAATGGGTTGAAACAAGAATACCTCCAGAGGAATCCAACCCAATAAGGATAAGACAATACAAAAACGCAGTTCTACAATTAATCTCATGGAGAGCTAAAAGACACAGATGGGGATTCAAAGCCTGGAAAACGATGACCGAGGATCAATTCAAAGAATGGTGGCTCAACCATTGGGAAGCTCAAGGTTTAAATAGACAAACGCTCCTAAACCTATATGGGGGTATGAGATTATGGCTCCAAAGACTTCAAGAAGAAAAAGTAAGGTTAGGGAAGAGGGTGAAGCTCCGACGCCTACGCCTGGCACTATCCCTATAGAGATACCTGAAGATGTCAGAGAGCAACTAACCACAATAATTCAAGAGCTATTGCTGAAGACCCATGAGTTAAGCTTCGAGTATTCCACCTGCGACTGCTCCAAGATAATGAAGTGTCCTCTCGCCCTCAAGAGCAAGGAGCTATTCAAGACCGTAAAGAAATTAAGACAGGTCATGGAAAAGTTATCTCAGGAGAGATCAACAAGCTATATTGAGTGAAGGGTAGAAGGCCATGTCCAAGGCAACTCTTCAAATACCCCCATTTTTCTTAAAGATAGACGGAGAACTGGTAGAAGTTTTAGAGATTTTAAAATCTAGACTTATAACAGGTGAGGAATGGTATCACGTTGTAGTATCCATCCACTACAGAGGCATGAGAGGAAAACCATATTCCCTCTCAGTTAGAAGTCTCAAAGAGCTTGAAAACAAACTTAAAATAGAAATAACAAAACTTAAAATGATAGAATTCGCTTATGGCATAGAGGAAGTAAGGAGGCTGATAACCTAATGTCCTCCATCAGGGAGGAGTTAGACCCCAAGGAGATAAAGAAAACAGCCCAAATCCTATCCGACATACTCATCTCAAATCCACCTCAGATTACTCTTAATCTCCCAAAAAAGGAATCGTTATCAATCACAGTAACCGACATATATACAATAGAAGAAATAGATTTAGACCTAATAGTTTCAGGTGTAGGAGGAATAGTTGATCCAATTGGACAACTAAAAGACTGGTTCGCAGATATTCTTAGTTCAATAGCCTCATGGATAATATCTGGCATAGAAACCTTCATTGAAACAGCAATAAAACCAATCTTAAACACTATAAACTCTACAATAACAAACATCTGGAGTGAAGTCCAAAAAATAGCACCAGTAGTTCTAGACCCTATATATGATGCCATTAAATGGGTTTCAGAACAATTTGAAGGACTAAAAGACCTCGCATCAAGTCTTCTTGACAGTCTAAATAGTGTATTTGATAGCTTAAGTAAACTTGCTCAAGGACTTATAGATAATCTCCAGGCATTAGGAGAAAGCTTAAATAATGTTATTCAAAAGGCTATTTCATCAATATCTGACTATATTACCAACATAGGTGAAGCAATAAGTGGAGTATTCAGCAGTCTCGAATCATTAACAGAAAAACTTGGAAAATCTCTTACAGATATGATACAAAAAGGTATATCTGGCATAGAATCACTAATATCAAATGTTACAGATTTTCTATCAACAATACCTGACTCTATAATCGAAGCAATACAGCCCATCATAAATCTAATAACGACAATACCAGACACAATAATAAATGGAATAACTCAAATATTCACAACATTACAAAGCCTTATGGAACCAATAACTGAAACCTTTAGAGGATGGTTAGAAAGTATCCCACAAATAACAGAAGGAATAGTAACAGCCATTATGGGAATATCACAAATAGGAGAGACCATAACAGGATTCATTCAATACTTAGTAAACCTTAAAGAAGAAGCACCAGCAATATACAGCAATATAATAGAAAAAGCATGGGCTACAACAATACAGCCATTATTTGATTCAATAAATGAAGGTATAATAAAGCCCTTCCAGGAGGGACTCAAAGAAATAATCGACAATGTAACAAAAGGCTTTAACTCACTAGCCCAAACCACACAAGGATTCGTAAACGCAATAATGAACTTCCCAACGTGGTTCCCAGAATGGTTCAATGAATACATTACAACTCCCCTAACTTCTCTACCATCAATTTGGATGAGTCCCCAAATATTTGCTGAGATAAGAGTGAACCTTAAATCAATATTCAATATATTCTGGGGAGAAATAAAAACTCTGTCAGAGGCATTAGTATCAGGTCTTCAGAATCTCCTCAAGTTCTTCTGGGATTCACTTCAAAATATACAAAAAGGTGTGGCAAATATAATATCAGAAATAACAAAGGAATTTTGGGACTCAACAATACAAGTAATGGAAAAGTCAGGTAAAGCTATACAGCCATTAGCAGAGCACTATCTTAAACCACTACCAGAATCCATAGCATCACAAACACATGAATTTCTAATACAGAAATATGAGGAAATACTTAAGGCAGAACAAATGGCTACCCCAGAATACTTCAAAATAGACTATGTTAAGAAAGCTATTACAACAGGTAGCATATACGCCATGACTGTATCATGGATACCCTTCTATGCTCAAATACCCCTCAGAATGGCTCAATGGGTAATGAGAGGTGTAGCAAGGTCTATAGGTGAACTTGGATGGAAACATAAAATCAGTCTAAAGCCTCTCGGTATAGGCTATGAGACTGAAATCGACATATCAAAGATTATAGGGGCTTCACTATACACATTCGCAACTAATATTGGAAGATGGATGGATGAACTAGGGCGAGGTATGATATATGGATATGCTATATGGCTGACAAGACCTATTGGAAGGCTCATAAACTACTGGTTGAGAAATGTTCTCCCAATAATAGCTCCCAGAGATGATGAGATAATAGAGTTCCTGAGAAGGAACATGGCTTACATAATACAGAAAGACCCAACAACAGGTGTAATCAGAGAAGTTAAACCAACAGAAAGGTATAAGGAAATCCTCAAAATCGCAAAATTCTTCCTATCAATCTATGGACATTCTGATGTAACTTTAGACTGGTTCTTCAAATACACACCAGATATGTGGATCAAAGTCAAAGACAGATTCGGAACATTCAGAAACATACCCTTGAGTCTAGTCCATAAGCTCCCCACATCCTCAGAGCTATGTAGAATGATGGTTAGAGACCTATTCTACTCACTTGAAGACTTTACTAAGGCAATACAAACCCAAGGCATGATTCCAGACATAGCCTATCTCTACTACCTCCTACACTTCAGATACGCCTCCCCAGAAAGACTCTGGAGCTTCATATCAAGAGGTATAAGCGGTATGCTATGGGTCTCAATATCCGACTCTGAGAGAAGAGCATTAGAGAAAGTAGCACAAACAATAGGAGCCTTCACACCAATAGCACCAATAGAACTTAACTTCAAATACTCAAAGCTATTTGATGCTCTTAAGACCTACATGAAATGGCATGACTATGCCAGATTCTCATGGATTAAAGGCTTCACATCGGACAACCTTATAGTGATAGATACCCTCGCAGACATACCCACAAAGATTGATCAGCGATGGATGACCCGATGGGGTCTCTACAATATATTATCTGAAAGGGGAGTCAAGATAACTTCCCCAGTATCAGCCTTTAGAGAGAAACTAATAGAGCCATCAGCAAGCTCAGAAATAAAGCTCGACCTATCACTATTCTCAAGAACCCTACAGGCAACAGGTCTCCATCCAGATTGGGTTCCTCTAACAGCAGTAGCAGAAACTATAAACACCTTAGTAGATGAAAGAACACTACTAAGGACTGGATTCATCAACCTATTCAAAGAAGGCTTTTGGAATATAAACGCTCTTGAAAAACTACTCGCAGGTTTCATAACAGCAAGCTTCAAAGTTTCATACTTCGACACCTCAGAAAACAAATGGGTTACTGGATGGGTAAACTATCCAGTTATGTATCTACCTCCAGAAAGGAAACTACTTGAACTTAGAGCCTTAATGGATAGAGCATTAGACATACTAAGAGACACAGTAAGAGACCTTAGCAGAGGCTATTCAGAATTCATCATACAAAACTATGAAGAGTTCAAAGAGAAGCTAACAGGCATAATCGAAAAAATAAATGAGTTCTTCGCAAAGGATTATGAAAAAATAACAGGAGTAAAACTACCAGATGAACTTAAACTTGCCTTCGTGGAGGAATACTACTCAGCATACATAAACTCCTTAAACATCTGGAGAGACATCTACACAATAAGAAGAGTCAGGTATTGGACACAAAGATGGCTTGGATATGTGATGTATAGAGTTACAACTGGAGTAGTAAAAAGGGAGGATGTAGAAGCACTCGCAGATTATGTTGGAGAAAAAGCCAAACTAACAGACTATGAAAAGGAGTTCATAAAGGGAGTTCTAGACCGAATGGTAAACATAGCGATAAGGGAATACATCCCCACCCCAACTCAGCTTGCCACCCTCTCTGAATACCTTGTAATCAAGGAAGACCTAATCGACAAAGCCCTAACCGAGAGACTAGTCCCAGATGAATGGAAGCCCATTTGGAAGCAATATATCGAAATAAGGCCGATTGCTGACGATATTAAGAGCCTTCTAACCACCTACAGAAGAGCCTTAATCTACATAAAGATACCAGAGGACATAGAAAGCAAGATTAAGGAATACATGGAAATGATAAACTTCACAGATAAAGAAATGGAGATACTGAAACTAAGAGTAGAACTCGAAGAAATGATACTTCAAGCAAGACAATCAATGAGAGAATACATACCCACACCATCTATGCTCGCAACAATATCAGAATACATACCAAAAGCAAGAGAATACTTTGATGATGTAGTCAAAGCTAAAAGGATACCTGAGAAGTGGCAACCAATATGGGCTGAATACATAGACCTCAGACCCATAATGGACGAAGTAAAGAAGATGATTTCAAGAGCAGAAGACCTATATGTTTACTTCATAATAACAGAAGACGACTACAAAAAGATACTAAACCAGCTAAAGAACTTCGGATACACAGACAAAGAACTAGAACTAATGCTGACATCCTCAAGATACGAAAGACACTATAGAGCCTTTAGAGAACTGGTAGGCGATGTAGATAGAATGGTGATGCTATCAGAGTATTCACCACAAGCAAGGTCATACGCCCTCGGACAATTATACAAGATGATTGACGCTCTACCAGTAGATGAAGAAACAAAGAATGTCCTGAAGGCAATGTGGGAGCAGTTCATAAGGCTCAAACCAATAATGGATGAAGTCAGAAGATACATAACTGAGCTACTATCAGACTTCGCAAGTGGAATAATAACAGAAGAAGAGTTTGTCAAAGAACTTGAAGCACTTAAAGAATGGGGTCTTGATGATTATGAGATAATGTTCTATAAAGCCATAGGAGGAATGAGAAGAGCAAGATACTTAGCAAGAAGACAAAGGGGGATGTAGAGAATGTCCCAGAAGGATAAACACATTGAAAACTTCATACAAACCCTAAAAGAGATAGAGAAATCAATCTCACAAAATATAAAAATACAACCTCAACAAGTAGGAGGAACATCATCACCTCAACCTTTAACTCCAAGACCACTTAGGAGGAGGTAGAAAATATGAGTAAGTGGGGTCTAACATATAAAGGAACTGAAATATTGACACCAGAGGAATGGAACGCAGTAGTAGATGCTTTAGAGGAGCTTGATAAGAGAGCACCAATAGAGAGAAATGGTGGATTAGCAGTATTCTCAGGAGATGGAGCCAAAACAGAGTTTCATATTCCACACGGCTTATCAGCCAAACCCACTATCGCTATAATTGGGGCTGGAAGTCAAGACGCTTCAGGATATAGCCATTACGAAGTAACCGACACAGAGATAATAGTTCATTATTCATCGCCTCCTCCATCTGGAAGCGATAACGTTAAAATATACTGGTATGCCATAAGACTATGATGAGAGCGACATCAATTTGGTATGTGTTTCCCTTTTATCACAAAGTTAGCTTTAATGTAATTGGAATGAAACATTATGAACAACTCAAAAAATACTATAGAATAGAACTAATAGATGAACTAGCATTTCCTTACATATCAATGACCACAAGACCTCTAATAATAATACAACCATACTTCTACCTATTCCAAAAATTAGAAAAAAGACTAGCACAGAAAGTTAGTCGGTCATCAGGATTAATAGGAGTAGATGTAGCAGATACAGATAGACTATCACCATACGCAGTAAAATTAACTAAATACGCAAAAGCCTTCATAGTTCCATCCAAAAAATCTAAGGAAACATACATAAAATCAGGAGTTAAAAAACCAGTTCATGTAATACCTCATGGAATAGATGAACAATGGATAGATGCCCCTAAACAACCTCCAAATCTATTTGAACATTTAGCAAAACTCAAGGAACGAAGAAACCTAAAACTAATACTAAGCTTCATAGTTCATAGCCCATATAGGAAAGGACTTGACATACTACTAAGATACTATCAAGCTCTACTTAAAGAATACAATAATGTTCTACTTGTAGTAAAATCAGCAAACGCTGTAGGATACTTCCCAGAAACAATCGAATACAAAAAAGGAAAACCCAAATACCAAATGGAAGGAAGAGTATTATCTGGATGGCTTACAGAACAACAAAAAATGGAACTCTTCGATCTATGCGATCTATACGCATTAACATCAAGAGGAGGAGGGTGGGAACATCCACCTATGGAAGCACTAACAAGAGGGGTTCCAGTAATAGGAGCAAAAGGTGGAGCATGGGAGGAATACATGCCTGAATGGTCATTAATTCCCTCAAAAAAGAGCGATAAAGTCTTACCATCAAATCCAATTCATATAGGATATGGGGTTGAAATGATAATTGATAAAGCAGTAGATAGAACTATAGAAATCTTCAACAATTATGAAGAATACAAAGCAAAAGTAAAGGAACACATAGAAAAATTCATAAGACCCAACTTAACTTGGGACAAAATAGGTGAAAAATTAAGAGATGTAGTCAAAATATACCTCTAAAGTTTTTGTTCAAGCCTTCTCAAAACCAATTCCAAAGGCTTTAAACTATCAATAATCAAGTTATGATCTTTAGTCAAAACAATATCACCATACTTAACAGAACGCATCATATTAATTCTATTCTCAGCTAAATAAAGCCATAATTCTACATCATCTAAAGTCTCCCCAGTCTTCTCCTTATACTTATCATAAGCCTCCTTACAGAAATCTAAAACAATTTTACTTGCTTCATTTAAATTATTAATATGCTTGGCAAATACATAGTCTCCTTCCTCTACATACTCCATCTTTGAAATCAAATCCTCCAGATTGCTTATCTTTTCACTCAAGCTTCCCATCCTTCTCTAACACCTCTAATATCTTCTTAACACCAAACTTTAAATGAAGCCAACTTCGACTTCCCTCTGGTTTAGCATATAAATATAGCAACATCAACTTAGCAATTAAATCCTTCATCCCTATTCACCCAACTTATCTTTAACTCTTTTCATCGCCTCAAGAATAACTTTACAAGCCTCTATATTTAAGTTATGGTCAGATGGCTCTATAATATCCCCCCAAACCTTATGCCAGTAAACTCTTCTAACATCTTGACCAGCAAGCGTATAAGCCACTTTAGTCAAAACATCTACTCCCTTACCCTTATCCCTAAGAGGTCTCGATACACCTCTTGCCACTCCACCAGTATCCAGTATATAATCTACAAGTGTAACAATGATCTTTCTCCAGTATTTATCTCTTACAATAATCCACTCCTTAAAAGCTCTTAAAATATCTCTACTAAAAATAGGCTCTAATACCCTTCCAAACTCAATAATTGAACTTGTAACATCCTTAGATGTAAATCCTTTCCCCAAAACTTCCAAATCTATCAAAGTTGAATAATCCTTAGCCATTTTCTCAATAAGTTTCAAAGATTCCACAAATCTTTTGTTTACATCTATCATACTTCTATCCGAAACACCTACAGTCTCATAGAAACCCTTACCTCTTATATGATAGACATATCCAACTACAGGAGCTTCAAACTCAAAAATTCTAGAAATACCCTTACTAAGGTAATCTGATATACTAACATACTCAATTACACTCTTAATCACATCCTTGTAAAATAGCTCAAGAGACCTACCCAAATCTATTAGGCTCTTCAAAATATCTCTATTAATTTTTTCATACACTTTTGTTGTCTCTTCAAGTCTTATTCCAAAACCTTTCTCAACAAAATCTACACCTATAATGGACTCCTCAAACCTCTTGCCATAATCTTTATATATAAAATCAACACCCTTCATTAAGTCAAAAAATAGTTTCAAGTAATCCCTACTTAGAATATCAAAAACTTTCACATAATCTTTAAGTTCCTTTCCCTTTAATGTCGATAAGAAATGCTCACCATAAGCATAATCAATGAAATTCCTAAGAATACTTTTACTGGTATAGTCAAAGCTTCTACTAACTTCAACTAAGGACTTCACAATATCTAACAAAACAAAATCTGAACATATACTATAATCCAAATAGCTCTTAGTGGTGTCTCTACTCAAATAGTCTAAACCTTTACATAATTCCAACAAGACTTTAAGCGAATCTCTAAGAGACCAATCCCTTCCTAAAACAACATCCCTAAACAACTTCACAGCAAACTTTAAAAACCAATCAGTAACGCTCACAGAATCAAAAGTCCTTTTCAAGAACTCTTTATACAAGAAATCAACTGACCTCCCTATATCAACAAAACATTTTAATGATTCCTTTTTAACATAATCCAAAACCTTAAAGACATCACTTATGGGTTTGGTTCTATCTTTTCTCAAGTAATCAGAAGCTCTACCAATATCAACATAAACTTTTAGAATGTTTCTATATAGATAATCAAAAGTTCTAATTGTCTCCCTGAAGGTCTTACCACGAAGACTTGAAATCAAAAACTCACCAACAGCATAATCAAGGAAACTTCTAAGCACATCTTTAGCTAAATAATCAGAGGTATTTACAAACTCATACAAGTTCCTGTAGAATATAGCAGTCTTAGTAAACCAATCAATGTTTTTAACAATATCAAGGAGAGCCTTCATGGACATTTTTTCTATGTAATCTACAGTTTTGCCTATATCTGTAAAGCTTCTGTAGAATGTTGAAGTTTTACTATACCAATCAACACCTTTACAAGTGTCAATTAAGGATTCTGAAACCAGCTTACAATACCAATCTGAAACCTTCCCAACATCAACAACCTTTTTAGCAGGAGTTTTCCTAAGATAATCTAATGAAATAAATGTATCGAAAAATATTTTAGAGGCAAACTTACTATACCAATCAATTATCCTACTTGTATCAACTAACACCTTAGCTGGAGTTTTCTCCACATAATCAACAGTCTTTCCAACATCTTTAGCTAACTTTCCAATTTCCTTCTTAAGATAATCTGATGAAACCCCAGTATCAAAAAGCGTTCTAACAAACTCTACAACCTTCTCAAAATAATCAACAGCTAAAGAGCTATCAACCAAACTTTTAAGAGGTCTTTTAGAGATAAAATCAGCGACCATTCCATAATCAATATAGACTTTCTCAAAATCTCTTCCAATAGTATCTATACCTAAAACAGAATCTCTTAGTCTTCCATCATAATCCTTAGATATGAAATCAACACTTTTCACAGTTTCATAAAATGATTTTCCTCTAAAAGTCGATAACCAAAACTCACCATAAACTCTATCCATAACATCTCTATACACTTCTCTAAACATACTAATGTAATCTAATCCTTTACTCACATCAATAAAACTCCTAACATAATTAACAGTAAGACTAAGTGAATCTAAACCTTTCCCCACATCCATATAACTTCTATAATATTCCACAAACTTACTCAAACTATCAACACCTTTACCAATATCAACAACACTTTTATGAAAAGCAACAATACGAACTAAGCTATCTACACTCTTTCCCGAATCTTTTTCCACATCAATTATTCCCCTTGATAACGCATCTCCTACTTTTCCTACATCAGTTATTTCCTGAACATAAGATACTCCAGAGGTTTCCTCACTTCCCCAGGAACCATGACTAGGCTCAGGGTCTATATACTTTCTAATATAGATTTGATCCCACCATGAGTCAGCAGGATACCTATAGTGGCTTTTTAAAAGGACTCCATCTATCTCACTCCAAGAGCTTCTTGGATCAACCCAATCTGATTCCTCGGTTCTATCCTTTACATATTTAACTTTACCATCTGATGGGCGATGATAAATCTCCAGTCTATACCACACCAAGTCTGAAGGAGCCGAGAACTCTGTAATCGTGTAAAATGTTCCACCAGAGTTACGTCTCCAGTCGTCTTTGTCATCTCTACATAGGAGGTATGAGGCATAGTAATCTGAGGTTGATCCTCCAGGTTCCAGTCCTGCTATGGCAGACCTATCTCCGCTGAATATCATCCAGGCATGGACAACCGCTCCTCCACCAGTAGATGTCTCATGTTTATGAGCTTTAACTGATAGTTCTTCTCCATCACCATCTTCATGTAACTTACCGCTTTTGCTACCCTGCTTTACATGAGTGTCATCCACATGGAAATAGTCTCCACTACTTCCTTCTACAGTCCAGCCTGGAGGTGTAGAACCCAAAGTTCCATCTTCAAAATCTTCATAGAATTGGAAAGTATCTTCTCCACTTCCTGAATATGTCGCATCAGAGTTTCCATAATAAACATATATAGTAACAGAGTCAGGACTAGCAGGTATAGAAGGTATCTTCACCCAGAATTTAGCCCAAGAACCATACTCATATTCCTCCATGTAATAGTCTAAGAGGGTTTCACCATCATCTGCTGTGAATCTTATGTCTCCAAAATCTTCTCTACATTTAGTTCCAACATATACAACACCCCATGTTATTAGACTCTCTGTTTCAGTTCCATCTGTCCCTGTGCTTCTATAAACTTTAATACCTATCTGATAATCTGTAACCGCACCAGCAGTAGAGCCTTCTATTTCATGGCTTTTTCTATATTGCCATCCACTAAGCCAACCCACAGTTCTTCCAACCCCATTAAATCAATTCCAAAACTTATAAATAATCCCTCCTCTCCTCACATTTATAGAGGAGGTATGTCCGCAAAGGACTTCGGTAAGATAAGTGGATATGTGGAAATCATAGTCAAAGATAAAGATGGAAAAGTTAAATACCACATAGGAGCACCCCCAAGAAGAATCCTAAGACCCAATCCACTAATCGATGATGATGCTGGAGACTGTCCCTTCTCAAGCTTCCCAGCCAAACTTATAGACTTAGAATACTGGAGGAAAAACGTAATCACAAATGTAGGTCTAGCATGTATAGTAAGACTAGTCTTCGCTGGATTGACAGAAGATAAATTCGGATACCTTGGCATAGGCTCAGGAACCACATCCGAAGCGGTAACTGATACTGAATTGGAGGCTGAAATCATAAGAAAATCCGCTACTGTATCACAGGAGACCACATCAGTATCAGGAGACACAGCTAAACTTGAAGCAACATTCTCTTCAGCAGATGGACTCTCAGGAACAATGAACATATCAGAAGCAGGAGTATTCAACGCATCAGCAGGAGGAGACCTACTCGCAAGAAAAGTATTCTCAGCAGTCCCAATAGACTGGGACGCTGGAGACACTCTCACAATAAGATACTACATCCAGTTCACAAGATAGGTGGACAAATATGCCAGTTAGAATAGCACGAAAAGAGAGATACAAGGGAACACTTACTTTAGAATCTCTTAACACGGAGACAGACATAATTAACTTAGAAGACCAGTCTGATGACTACATTATAGAGGGGCAAATAGACCTAAGCAATATGGCAGAGGGAGACGAAGTTATAATAAGAACCTATATTGCTGTCGATGGAACAAATCAAAGAAAAACAGATGAACTCAAATTTACTGGCTCTCAAACTATACCTATAGTCAGAATTCCTGCTATAACATGCTCCTACGACGCAAAATTCAGAGTAACAATAACTCAAACAGCAGGAACTCCAAGGTCATTCCCATACTTATTCATACTACAAGTAATGGAGGTGATATAAAAATATGAGCCTAATACATCCAATCAAGTTTACAATAAAAAAGAAGGTAGATGCCTTTACAACACCTGGAACATACACATGGGTAGCACCACAAGACGTTCATGTAATCGATGTAATAATAGTTGGAGGAGGCGGTGGAGGAGGTGGAGGTGGAGGAGGTTCTTCATCTGCGGGAAGTAGTGGTGGAGGAGGAGGTTCAGGAGCGGTTATAATAGCGAGAGGAATTCCAGTAACTCCAGGTTCTTCATATTCAATAACAGTAGGAGCAGGAGGTAGTGGAGGAAGTGGAGGAGCTGTAGATGAAAATGGCTCTCCAGGTTCAGCAGGGGGAGATACAACTGCTTTTGGGCTTACAGCAGGAGGAGGCTCAGGAGGTGGAGGAGGTAAAGCAAATAGTGGTGGAGCAGGAGCAGGTGGTGGTGGAGGATCACCTTCAGGATATGCTATAAACTCAGAAATATCGATGCTATCTGGAAGTTCAGGAGAAACAGGGAACACCAAGGGAGGAAAAGGAGCTGACACACCCAACAATATAGCATCTGGAGGAGATGGAGGATCGACTGTTACAGGAGATAAAGGCGAATCAGGAGAACCTGGTTCATCTCCAGGAGCAGGAGGTGGAGGTGGAGGAGGTAGCCTATACGCAGGTGGTGGTGATGGAGGGAAAGGAGGAGATGGAGCTGTATATATAATCTACTATACAAGCATGTAATAAGTGGTGATGGTATATGACTTGGAAAGAAACTGAATTTCCAATTTTCAAAGGTGCTAAAGAAGTTGGTGATAAAGTAGAGGCTAAAAGATTCTGGAAATTCAAATTAAATGAACTTCTTGATATAGACTCAGAAATATGTCAAGAGTTCTTCGGTGGATTAACCACATGGAGACAAGTAGCACGTAAAGTCATAGAAAGGGTAGAATATCCTTTCAGAATGGGTCTTCCAGATGATAAACATACATATAACGCATACTTCGGAAAATATAAGAGATGCTGGACTCTAACAGCGGACTACTGGGACAAAGTAAGTGAAGTAGTAGCAACATTAGTAGGAGATTGCGACGGCTCAAGTATAGCCATAGTAGGAGGATGCCTAATAATAGGAGTAGAAGCCTATCAATGTCTCGGATACCTATACAAAGGAGACAAAATATTAGGCGGACACGCATGGCCTATAGTTCACGACCCAGAATCAGACAAGTGGTATCTGGTGGAAAGCACCCTTGATGAAGTCCCAGAGGAATATCCAGAAATAGACCCAGAAACCAACTGGTGGAACATGAATGAACTAAGATATCACGCATGGGTCAAATTCAATAATACACATTACTATGAATGGATAGGAGGAAGTGAATCTATGGGTATAAAAGAATACCTAAAATTGGGGAGGAAGCTCAAAGAAACAAGAGAAAAATATGAAGCTATAAGGAGAGCTTGGAGAAAGAGGGTTAAACCTTTAAGTAGGATGGGAATACTTGAAAGACTTAGATGGAAATATGAAGGCGACAAAGGTAGGTCTTGACATCGGTAGTATATGCCACTTCCTACTTGGACTGCTATCAACAATCTTTGGAGGTTTAGGCTACACTATTCTCCTCTCGGCTCTCTTCATCCTAAAGCAAATCTTAGACCTAATGAATGGAGAAGCCTACGAAGAGACAAGCGGAGACATAGCGGAGTTCTGTAGCGGAGTTATAGTGGGACTAGTCCTCCTCAAAATCCTCCTCTTTTATGCCCCTTTTCAATAAAAAGCCCTTAACTAAGCCCACAACATACCCAAAGTAATAGCCCATAATCACCGAGATGACAGGGATCACATCATCCCAACCGACCTTACTCAACCCCACTAAGACGAAGCACCCCCCAAGAATCATCAAAGCTATATAATCTCTCGCCTCCATCTCATCTGTAAGATGCCTATAGCCCTTAATAAACTTTACACAACATTTATAAATTCCCATAAACTAAAATAGATTTGGGTCGATGAGCCATGAGCCAAACCATCCCTCAAAGTCTCCTTACACCTGAGAGAGCCGAATACCTCCTCACAATTCATCAAATATCTTTAGACTCTCCCTTGGGATATGCTACTCCCAGCAGAGTGGCAAGCACATTAAACAAAAACATAAATACAGTAAGAAACATGATGCTAAAAATGTATCATCTTGGTCTTCTAAAGAAAGGAGGACATGGAATGTATAAACTATCAGACATAGCAAAACAACTACTCAAAAACGCAGACCTACTATGATCGCCTACTGTCCAATATGTAAAAAACCAAGAACCCTCATATACTATGACAATGTAAAAGGATACCAATGTATATGCTGTGGCTCCATTATAAAAAACCCTAAACCAATAAAACAGCAGACCCTCATTCAGAACACTTCTCAAGAAACCAAGAATGATTACCTATCTCCTCACAACTCTCAGGAGAAAAAAGACACTTAAAAACAACATATAAAAAGCCATACAAACCAAAACTCAAGAACATAAAGGGTATAACCCAACCCATTACCACCACCTTGGCGGGTCAGGGGGGATTTGAACCCCCGCCCTTCGGGTTAAAAGCCCGACGCTCTACCTGACTGAGCTACTGACCCGCTAATCCTCCTCAATCCTCTTCCTCCAATCAAAACCCGCCCTCCTCTCATAAACCCTCGTCCTCTTACTTCTACTTGCCAACTTTCTCAAACCCTTACCCTTAAAACTACTAAGAGGTCTATGCCTCCTCGATATTCTTATATTTCTCCTAACAGCAGAATCAACCTTACTCTTCATCAATTCATAAACAGGCTTTGGAACCCATCCCTCAGAAGTGTGTATAATAGACCCAACATATACCTTCTCACCTTCTTTACTCTTAAATCCCAAATCTAATCCAACTGGAGCAGAACACAAAGGACAACTCAACTCATCACCTCTTCTAAATTGCTTTATTAACCATTTTACATTCTCAGAATCAATAGTTTCACCACTTCTTATATCTCTCTTAGCAACAGCAATTACAACACTACAATTTGGGCATGTTATCTTAGTCCCCTTCCTCAAAATAATCTCTCCTTTCTTTTCCTCTTCACCCCTAACGAAAATTATAATAGAAGATAACTTATCCTTTACAGTCTTCTTTAAATTTCTAATCATACCTTATTACCTCCACTATCTCCTATTCTGACATATATTTGACCTTCTAATTTTTCTATTCCTTTCTCTAAAGCTTTAAGACAATCATTTAAAGCCTTAATTAACTTCTTAACCTCATCTTGGTTAAGTCTAATGATTACTGGCCAGAAATTATCATCCTCAATACCTAAAACAATTTTATCAGGCTCTACGCTATCTATACTTTTGATTCTCAATATTATGTAGTCTTCTCCTTTTTCCACGACTTTTTCATCAGTTGAATAACCTATATAAGGATAAACAACAAACAGCTTGCTCTGATTCAAATCCATAGATGCTCCTAAACAATTCTCTCTGAGATACTTACCGAGATATATTTCAGCCTTCATATTTCATCATCCCAGTCCCACCATTCATCATCCTCCTCTGTATAATCATCATCAAAATTAAGCATCATAGAACCACTAAGTATATTAGACCATCTCTCACAGTCCTCTCTATAAGGACACTTCTCACACTTAGCCTTATACTCCTCCATAGACATCAAATCACAACACCCAAAACACTCAGGCTCACTACCATCAAACCTCAGAGGCTTAGCCATCTCACCACTCCCTCCTCAATATTCTCTCCTTCTCCTTCTCTCTCCTAAGAGCCTCATATTTACTTCTCATCTCTTCCATATTTATGGAGCCTATCTTATCAAGATTATGCTCAGGAGAAAAAATAAGGGTTCTCAAAGAATACAAAAATCTATTCCCCTTACGCCTTATCTTAATCTTACCTTCGCTTGTCAGCATCCTTAAAGTAGCATATACTACGCTTCTACAGTATCCCACCTTCTCCTTTAGTTCATCAGCCGTGTATTCCTTGTCAGGCTCCATGACCTCCAAGAGCTTATTAGCACAACTTTGACTCGCTCTTGGAAATGCTCTTGGTATTCTGGTTATTTTTTCCCCTTCGAGGGGTATAATCTTCAATAGCTCATCTCTGAGCTTCTTAGCCTCGCTTAGTGTAAGCTCCATCACCTTATCCTTGATCTTCACTCGAACTACTACCTCCACACTCGTCTCCATGACCCTTCCCTCGAAAAAATTTTGTGTTGTTTGGTGTATTTAAGCCTTTTGGTGTTGGGTGCTTATGGCTTTGTGGGAAAAAGGCTTAGTATTCTGTCTATGGCTCCGAGTATTTTGAGGCATTCTGATCCGCT